ATACTTCACAATCCAATCAACATTAGAGAATTACAGATCGCATCAAAGGTTCTAGAAAGAAAACAGTTTTCTGAAATCGGTACAAAGTTTGGAGTCCCCACATACCCATATGTAAAGAAAGGACTCTACTATGACTTAAAGCACAAAAATCCAATCGGAGTCTACAAGGGCAGTACCCCACACCTTTATATGGATAGACACTCTGGATTTAGGATTAGAGGAGAGTTTTCCCCAATCCTGGACAGAGGGTTATCTATACCGATCAATACCCAAAGGTCTTCAAACTATAAGATTAGTGCTGTTCAGTTGTGGGTTAGATTCTCTGATACTGTTTTCCCAACAGAAAACACTCCAATCCTAGCGCTTATTCACAAGAATGATACATACACATTTTATCTTAAGAGAGACAGTACTGCTCAGCGAGGCAGAATAGAAGGCAAGGATAGCGCTGGAAACATTTTATCTAACATAACATACTCGATCAATGGGGCTTCTGTAGATGCTCCTTATCTAGATCAAGATGAGTGGGCTGCTATTGGCATTGGGTTCGATGAATTACTTGACTTTGACTTATTCTCAGGCAGAATGAACATTAACGGGCCACTGACCTACAACAACATTTCCTACTATCTAGCGACAAACCTAGAGCAGGAGCAACGAGTCCAGCATAGGACTTGGAACAAGGTCAAGAATGATGCTGGGGCAATTATCTGGGATTACTGGCAAAACTCGTTTACTTGGAGCATGGTCGATGTGCTAAATACCACAACATCCTACGCAGTAGACCTAGAAGATATATATTCGAAGTATGTGGGAACAGATAGAATCATCATTGATGACAATATTGGAGGCATTCTGGTAGATCCAGACCGAATTAGGGTCTACGGTGACGTGAACTGGTTGACAAAGACAGAGACACCTGCATAGTCTGGTATACTAGTGTCTATGAAACCACTATTAGATCAGAAAACTGGCAAGCCGATTGTTCAGAAGGCAAGACGAAAAGTAATTGAAAAGAACTACGACTGGGGCCTTTATGTGTACAAGAAGGCAACTGGAGCATGGTTTACAGATGGTGAGGGTGGTGTTTTAAATGTCCCCTCACATAAGGGAGATCTTACAAAGATTGCGGAACTTAAAAAAGCAGCGATTCATTACGGAGATGAAGGAGACGGGACAATACATTTTGTCGCGGGTCTAACAAGAATCTCAGACGAAGAGCATTCAGAGCAAAAACAAAGAATGATGGAAGGATTAATCCCATCAATGAACGATCTTGGAGCATGGAAAGCAGCCCAAGATACTGTAGACAAGTTTGGAAAGGGTGCCCTAGATGTCTAATGAGCAACAGATTCGTGTGGCACTTGACAAGGCAGAAGAGGTTGAAGATGTTTTTTCTGCACAAGACCCATTTGCGAAACAATGGTCAGACCTAAAATCATATTCTGGGTTTAATCCTAATTTTAGTAAAAAAGCAACTAGAACAGATAACAAGATATCTAAAACTATTGGTAGCGTCTCTGATGCTTACAAGGATTCTGCAAAGGCTAACCCATCAGGGGTAGATGCAGAGTCAAAGGCTATAAATCCAGGTGAGGTTTACCGAAATGGATACGGACTATTCGATGTAGTAAACCCTCCATACAACTTATATCAACTTGCTAGTTTTTATGACACGACTTTTGCTAACCACGCAGCCGTAGATGCCAAGGTGTCAAATGCTGTTGGACTAGGGTATATGTTTGATGAAACGGCAACTACTATGTCGAGCATGGAAGGAAACGAGGACTCTGCAGCAGTTACTCGCGCCCGTAAGCGTGTTGAAAAACTCAAGATAGACATGGAAGACTGGCTAGAAAATCTTAACGATGAAGACAGTTTTAGCAAGACGATGGAAAAGTTTTATACGGATGTTGAAGCCACTGGTAACGGATACCTCGAAATAGGAAGAACTACAGAAGGAAAGATAGGATATCTAGGACACATTCCCTCAGTTACAATTAGAATCAGAAGACTAAAGGATGGGTACCTGCAACTGATTGGAAACAAGGTTGTTTATTTTAGAAATTTCGGGGCTACAAATGCCAACCCAGTCACAAACGATTCATCCCCCAATGAGATTTTGCACTATAAAGAATACTCACCCCTAAATACATTTTATGGAGTTCCAGATGTCGTATCTGCTCTTGGGTCACTAATTGGAGAGCAACTAGCATCACAATATAATATCGACTTCTTTGAGAACAAGGCAGTTCCAAGATACGTGATTGTACTAAAGGGAGCCAACCTGTCAAGTGACTCAGAAGACAAGATGTTTCAGTTCCTCAAGACCAGCCTAAAAGGGCAGAATCACAGAACTCTCTACATCCCTCTTCCAGCAGACACGCAGGACAGTAAGGTTACTTTTGAGATGATTCCACTAGAAAACGGAGTCCAGGAAGGATCTTTCAAGGAATACAGAAAGCAGAACAGAGATGACATTTTTGCAGCACACCAGATGCCATCATCAAAGATTGGTGTCTCAGACTCTGGTTTGGCTGCAGCACTTTCTCAGGATAGAAACTTCAAAGAGCAGATTGCTAGACCGTCTCAGCAAAACCTAGAAAAACTCATAAACAGAGTAATCAAGGAGAAGACAGATGTTGTGGTGCTCAAGTTTAACGAATTGACGCTTACAGACGAGATCGCTCAGTCTCAGATCTACGAGAGATATGCCAAGAACCAGATTCTTGTGCCTAATGAAATCAGAGTGGCGCTTGGCTATCCACGTCGTAAGGGTGGAGACGAGCCTCTAATTCTTAATCCAAAAGACGCATCTGATGCAGAAGGCGTTGGTTCAAAAACGCGGGATGCCGAAAGAACAAACAATAACTCTGATAGCCCATCAACCGTCTCTGGTAGGAATCCAAAGGGTTCTGGTAGGGCATCTCAATAAATGAGATCTACGTCAAAACGTTTGGTATAATTGGACTAATATGATTATGGAAAAGGCTCAGTGGTCGACCCAAGGACTCAATGTTCGAGTAACCCTGCCTATCAGCAAGGTTGACGTAGAACGAAGAATCGTCTCTGGCTTTGCGACTTTAGACAACATAGACAAGCAGGACGACATTGTTGAAACTGCTGCCTCTGTATCTGCATTCAAAAGATTTAAGGGAAACATCAGAGAGATGCACCAGCCAATCGCTGTTGGCAAGATTGTCTCATTTAAAGAAGACCGCTACTTCGATCCAGAAACAAAGAAGTTTTATAATGGTATTTTTGTCTCTGCCTACGTCTCTAAGGGAGCGCAAGACACATGGGAGAAGGTTCTTGATGGAACTCTTGCAGGATTCTCTATTGGTGGAAATATCACAAAAACAGCAGACGAGTTTAACAAAGATCTGAATAGATCAATCAGAATTATTAAAGAGTACGAACTCTTTGAGTTGTCCCTAGTGGATAGCCCAGCAAACCAGTTTGCCAGCGTAATCTCTATCCAAAAGTTTGATGGAGAGACTATTCTTGGCGGTTATCTTTCTAAGGCAGTTGTAGAGAATGTTTATTATTGCTCAACTGACCAACTAACCAAGGTTTCTGCAGATTCAGAAGAGTCTTGCCCAGCATGTACTGGCCCAATGAATAATATCGGTTTTGTAGAAAAAATGGAAAATACAGAAGACGATACAGAAATGATAAAGTTCTTAGTTGATAGTGCTAAAGGCATTAGTGCAATTAAGATGAATAAGGAGGTAAGTCCTATGACAGAAAATACAGAAGCAGTTGTAACAGAAGATATTGTTACAGATGTAGTTGTAGAAAAATCAGAGGTCGCTCCAGAGGCAAATGCTGAATCCGAAGCAGAAATTATTGAAAAGGCTGCTAAAAAGCCTATGCCAATGATGGATGATGAAAAAGAAACTCCTGCAGAGACTGCTAGTGAAACACCAGCAGACGAAGATGCAGAAGCAAAGGATAAGGCAAAAGCAAAGGTATCTAAGTCAGATGAGGCACTTGCTTCTGAGATTAAAGATATCAATGCTGCTATCACATCAGCCTTTAGCGAACTCGTTGTAACAATTAAGTCTTTACAAGACGATGTTGCATCACTAACAAAATCCCTAGGTACTGTAACACAAGATGTTGCAGATATTAATGGGAACTTTAATGAAATTGGAAAGAGAGTTGATTCTGCCGTGGCAGCAACCGCTTTCCGCAAGTCTGGCGATCTCGGCGAGATTGTGCAGTTAGAACCTGTGAAGGTTCAAAAATCCCTATGGGATGGTCGTTTCCTCAATACCGACCTTTTTAAATAACATAAATCACTAGGAGGTGAAAAATATGTCGGAAACAAAAGATACAGATATCGCTAAGTCTTTCGGACACCCAACTGGAGACGGATCACTCGTTTCTGGAGATATTGGTGGTGCCGTAGCAAGAGACGCTAACGGTGTTCTAACTCCAACTACTGTTCTTGGTAACATTGCAACAGCAAACTTTGGAGACAATACAGGACAAAACGCAGTCAATCCAACTGGTACGCCAGGTGGTATTCTTGCGCCTGAGCAGGCACAAAGATTCATTGACTATGTATGGGACGGAACTGTTCTCGCCAAAGATGGTCGCAAAGTAACAATGCGAGCAAATACTATGGAACTTGAAAAAGTTAACGTAGGAGAGAGAGTTATTCGTGCTGCTGCACAGGCAGACCCAACATACACAAACGCTGGTGCAACTTTCACAAAAGTTGAACTAACGACAAAGAAGATTCGTC